GGTCGGGAAGACTTACGGCAGCTTGCAGTGGGCTGCATGGGTAGCGGGGATGATTGCCGCGACGCCTGCCGACCAGTCGCTGACGGCCGTCGTGGTGCCGCTGAAAAAAGCAGCCAAAGACTGGGGGCACTCCGAAATCCTGCGCGCGTTGTCCACAGGAACGCTGATCGCGACCCGCGACGGTGATGCGTACATCATCGAAAGTGCGGTCAACACGTTGTCCACGCTCGGCCCTGGCGAACGGGAGGACTATGGGAAAATCCGCGTCAGCATGACGCTGGATCAGATTTTCAACGACATCCAGACCGTGGGCAAAAAGTACAAGGGGAAATTGGACAACAACGACATCGGCGGCGCGACCTTCGTCGGTGCGGTGAAGGCGTACCTGGAAGTGCGGGAGCAGCAAGGGGCGATTGACTCAGGCTGGACGTTTGAGGACAAGAAAAACCCGCAAGGCGACCGCCGCGGCTTCCGCCTGTCGGCAAGACCGTTGGATGCAATCGAATACTTCGATGTGGAATGGGAGGTACTGTAGATGCAACGCGATATTAAACTGAAAAATTGCCAGATTTACGATGACAACGGCGAGCCGATTCTCGGCACCTTGGAAGGCAGCGCTGTTCTGCGCGTAACCTACACGGACGTAAACCGGCTGCAGAAGGGGCCGCTGCAGACGATTGACGACTGGTACATTGAGATCACTTTGACGGTTTCGGCGGTCAATGCTGAGTTGAAATACTACTGCGTCGAGCAGCTGACGGCGGGCAAAACGCCGACTCTGCCGATGCTGATTGGGGAATCGCTGGACAAAGAAACGGGCAATGCGGAGCGCATCCGCTTTACCGACATCGTGCTCAACCCCGAAGAGTTGACGCTTTGGCAAGCGAACGCGAGCGGCTCGGAGAACGCCACCTACCAGATTCGCGGCCGCAGCAATAAAAAGCCGGACTTCCTGGACAAATTGCCGGAGTATACGGAGTAGGAGGAGTGATTAAACATGAGCAAACTGGAAAAATACTTGGCCAAAGCCAAGGAGACAGCAGCGCGTCCGGAAATTACGGTGACCATCGACGGGGACGTCTGGCGGGTTCGCCGGCTGACCCTTTCGGAAAATCGGATGTGCGAACGGTTAGCGGAGAAGGGAGACAAGTTCGACTACTACCGCTACAATGACGCCCGCATCGTCAAGTCCACCGAACACGACTTTCCCTGGAACGATCCGGCGTTGTTAAAAGCATACGGCGCCGCTGACAAGTACGAGCTGCCGGCCAAACTGTTTGAGCACAATCCGGACGGTTATGTGAAGCTGTTGGATGCCGTGCGGCGCGTAAATCTGGGGAACACGGAGAGCGAGGCGATTGAGGAAGCAAAAAACTGATCCGCACCGACGGCGAGGCTTGGCACATCTGTCGTGCTTTCCTCAATGGTCGCGGCCGGCCGTCGGATTTGGTTGAATACGAAGTGGATCCATACATGCAGAAACTGTTTATCATCGCGTGTCAAATCGTGGAAATGGAGGACATGGAGAATGCCAAAAAGTAGCATTCTCCCCCTTTCCTGAGCTTGGGGCGGCTGAGGAGAGGGGGAGAACTTTTTATCTGCTCATTCGATATCCGATATATGCCAGGATGACCAATGCGTACATTACACTGATGCTTGGACCAGGACCCCAACCAAATAGCAGCTGTGGAACGAAAGAGAGAAGGAATGCGGGGATGAACAAGAAAAACAAAATTCCGGCAAAAATGACCAACTTCCCAATGATTCGGAACACAGTGTAAACAGCTAATGGGATAACTTTCAGGAAATCCACTCCGATCCCTCCCTTTAGGATAATTTTACCACATATTTACGAATGGAGGTGCAAAAAGTGGCACGAGTCACAACAGTTTTTGAAGCCAAAAACGAGATTCTGCCTGAGCTAATCAAAACGCGAAAAGAGACGACTAATATAAACCGAGAGTTTGGTCGCCTGGGAAGTGAGGCTGGTCGCACAGGGCGAAACATGGGCCAGTCGTTCCGGGCGATGCAACGCGATGCAGAGCGAATGCAACGAGAGATCCGCAGTGTGCGCAGTGAACTGAGCCGACTTGGAAGCATGAACGAAAAGCCGCGAGTAACACTGGATGATCAGGCTAGTCAGCAGATCGAGAGCATTCGCCAGAAGCTGATTGGCTTAGGTGGGCTGGCCGCCGGCGTTGCCATTGGAACAAATGTCGGAGACGCCATGACTGAGATCGAGGCAGCTTTTCGGGAACGGGCCTTGTATGCGGCCAGAGGAAAAACCGCAGAAGAAATGCAATTGTTTGACCAGAGATCGAAAGAATTGCTTCAAGTTAACCCTTTTCTTACGCGCTCGGAAGCGATGAATGTTCTGACACGAAGCGAGCAATACAATCGAACTAATGCTGGGGAATATGCGGAGGTTTCGGCAAAACTCGGTGTCACAACCCGTTATGCGCCAGAAGATCATCTTCGCATGATGGCAATCATGAAAGAGAATACGGGAGTTGATGATGCCGTCCGCCTGGCGAATTCCATCCAGTATATGGCGAACAACTTGCGTGATTTTAGGGATGAGTTTGTAGACAGCATAATCGAGTACAGCGTTCAAACGAGCAAATTCTTGGATACACCCGAAAAAATGGCCGCACTTGTCGCGGAAATCGGGAGAATGGGCATTTGGTCAGACGACAAAGCCCTGGATGCGTTGAAAGAAGCAACGCTGAAACTGACCAACGAAGGCGACCTTACAAACGTCTTGAAAACCGGTTATGAGACAATGGGGATGGAGTCCAAAGACGCCATGGAGAAGGCCGCAAAAGAGGCATCGGAGATTAACCGGTTGTTGCAGTCAGCCAATGAGGCGGACAACCAGGCGGCGATGGGCCGCATGATGATGACGCTGGCAACGATTCAGGATCGAAATGTGCGGCAACAGGTGCTGAACGAGCTCGGCGCGGGCCCCGGTGAAGATCTGGGGCGGCATTTCGCGCCTCTTCTTGAATTTGCGGGGCGGCTCTCTACGGGAGAGATTGAGCCAAAGGTCGGAAATGAATTAGAAAAAGCGTACAATCTGGCTGTTGCGAACAACCCCCTGTTTGAGTTCCAGAAGGCTCAAAATGAAGCGAAGCAAGCCGTGCTGGATTTAGGAGCTAAAATCGCGGAAGATGTTACGCCGGCGCTGGTAGGACTATCGGAATCAGCCAAGTGGGTGACAGAGCGGTTTAACGCGCTGCCCGACTGGGGGCGTTACACCCTGGAAATCGCCGGGGCGGCTGGAGCGCTTGGCGGCGGAGCGTTGATGTTGATTCGTGCCGCATACCTGCAAATGGCTGCAGCACGGATGCTCAGCGGGGGCGGAAAAGGCAGCGTACCATTAGATTTTGGTGGAGGTACAGGTGACGGAAGCAACCGGAAAAACCGGAGAAGGCTCTGGAATCCTCGGACGTGGTTTGGTGGCGGCGATAAAACAGACCCAGCGTACTGGCTAGAAAAATGGTCGGAAAAAGAACAAAAACGGGTTGCGCGTAAAGAGCGCTGGGGCTGGCTGAATCCTTTTAATTGGAAAAGCAAAAAAGTCGAGGAAATCCCGTTTAAAGGGCTTGACTATTCAAATATTGGACTGGGGAAACGTTGGAGCGTGGATCCTGTCTACAAACAGTACGAAATCGAGAAAATTCTCAGCTCATTTCGAGGCAGCCCGTCCAGGCCCAGCGCCGCCGATCGCGCGATCGAGGCTAGTCTCGAGCCGCCGAAAAGTTTTGGCGGCGGCCTGATCCGAAAAATACCGTGGGTCGGTGCAGCGGTCGGGCTCGGTCAAATTTTGACAGCAGAAAACAAACTGGAGGCGGCCGGGCGCGTCGGGACAGAAGCTCTCGGTGGATGGGGCGGAGCTGCAGCTGGCGCAGCGATCGGTTCGATCATCCCTGGTGTGGGCACCGTTGTCGGCGGTATTGTTGGGGGGATTGTTGGCGCATTTGGCGGTGGAGCGATTTTTGACAAAGTGAAATCGTGGTGGAACAGTGCGCCGGAAAAGCCGGAGGAGAACATTCGCGCACAAGAAGTGAAGCCAATTAGTGCCCCAGCGGCATCGCCGGCTAAATCGGAAGAAAAGCCAAAGCTGGCCTCGCTGACTGTACAGAATATGCCGATTACTCTGCGAGCAGATGGGGTGCTCCAGGATATTCCCACGCTGGTCCGCATGTTGAATTCGCCCGAGGTGAAAAGGACCATCAACCGCAACGTAGAACAGGCGTTTATTGATGCTCTTGAAACTCGCGGAGGTGTGAGATGATCCGATTGCAAGGCATGTACCGGCTCACCTTTCCGGTGACGCCCGGCGAGGTGCGGCTGCACGGCTACGGTAACGATGTCGAGTCCACGACCTCGATTACGTTGGCGACGAAATCGCGCATCTCCGGACGTCGGCCGAAATCGATATCGTTTGACTTCATCCTCCCTAGCGACCCAGAGTCGATCATCAACGAAGTGCCGGGTTACCAAGGGCCGAAAGCCTGGCTGGAAGGACTGGAACGGCTGACGCCCAACCCGGTGCTGATCGAAATAGACGAGTTGAATCTGGCCTGGACGGTCATCATTGGCAATTGCGAGGGTTCATTCCGAGGCAGAAACGGCGATTTTCACGGCTCCATAGAATTTTCCCTATACGAACGGGAGGAATTTATCACGTACACCAACCAAAAGCAGCTGCTTGAACCCGCCGCGGTGATCGCCAAGCAAACCAAGGCGCGCCCTAACACCACGGGGAAAACGGCGAAAAAGACAGCGAATACGAGCCAATCACTGGTTGATCCGGCTATCCAACAGATTCAGCGCGACCGGATCGACAAAAAGATTCGAGAATTCCAGCTTGATCGGGTGAAGTGAAATGCGAGCAATATACGGGAAAGGAGCCGAGCGCATCGAACTGACGGAGAACGTGCTGGACATCTCTTGGTCGTCATCACGCGGCCAGCTCGCCCAGAACTGTTTCATTCGGATCCACAACTCCCCTCTGCTTCGCGCAGCGGGTTTTTTGATGCTGTTTGCCGGCGACGAGTTGAAAGAAGCGGAGCAGTTTTTTCACGGCCCACTTGTCAATCCGCGCCGGGATGACAAGACCAGCGAGCTGTCGTCTACAGCTTATGAGTTGTCCTGGTATCTGCAGAAAAACGACACGGGACCGGTTCGCCTAAACGGTGACGCGGGAAAAGAGCTGGAGCGGGTCATCCGGGCGACGGGGATCTCGTTTACCTGCCCTTCGCTGGGTTTCAGCATCAATGAAAGAGTGGCGTCGCAGTCGTATGCATCGCTTTATACCAACATCATGGAGCGAGCATATGAGAAGACAGGTAAGCGCTACTTCCTACATCATGCGCGGGATAAGCTGGCGGTTGTTCCCGAGGGGGGCAATACAACCGTTCCCTTGTTTCAAGCCCCGATGCTGGAGAGCAGCTCAACCGGCAACAGCATCGAGGAAGTGTACACGGTCGTCACCGTGCAGCGCTACAAAGAGGACAAAGTGTTGGGTAGCGTAACCAAGGGAAACGGCCCATTGATTCAGGAGATTGGCCGGATGGAGAAGATCATCGACGCTGGCGAGGACACGAACCTGGCCGCACTGGCTGACAAGCAGTTAAAAGAGCTGTCCAAGGTGCCGGTTACGCGCTCCATTACGGTGAAGCACAGCGAGCCCAAGGTTGCGATGGTCCGCGCCGGTTGGGCGATCAAGATCCAGGAAAAAGACGGTACGACCATCTCCGATTGGATCGTGACAAGCTGCGACGCAACGTGGAGAGGCGGCCAATATACGTTGAACCTGCAGTTGGAACGGAGGGGATGAGCGTGCAGACAGCAGTAGCCAAACTGTTTCAAGGAGCCAAGACGGGAATATCCGACACCCTGCCGGAATTCGGAACGATTCAGCTGCATGCGCCCTTGACTATCAAGTTGGACCTCGACCCACAGCCTTTGGAGGAGGCAGAATGTGTCCTGTTTGAGGGAGAGCGAATCACTCCGGATGATGTTGGAAAGCGGGTTGCCCTTGTCCGCTGTGTAAACGGCCAATATCTCCTCTTGGGGAAGGTGAAATAACCATGTTTCCAGTTTTGCAAGGCGAGGAGTTGCAAGTGACGCAGTCGTCCGATACCCCAATCCCTTGGACGTACAAGTTTGATTGGGAAGCGAAGCAGCTCGCTCAAGGTGCGGACGGAAGGTATCTCCGTACCTCCACCTACGCGGAGTACCTGGAAGAGACGGCAAAGAAAATCTTGAATACGCGGCGGTTTCGCTATGCGATCTATTCGGATCGCTACGGTGTGGACTTTCCTTACAAGTTTGGCGTGATGCGTTCCGCTATTTCCCTTCCGGTCATCAAGCGGGAGATCGAGGAAGCGCTGGAGGCCCACAGCGAGATAGAGCGGGCAGAGGTGGTGGACATTCGGTTTGAAGGTAACCGCGTTGTCGTTTCGCTTGAAATTTTGGGGATACGAGGTTCGACCAGAACGGAGGTGGACGTATGGCAACGATAGAAAAACCTCAGATGCCGATACTGCGGGAAACGCCGGATCAAATTTATCAGCGCATCGCGAACCGAATGGCGGAGATTGCCCGGCAGCGCGGGCAGACTCCACCGGCTACGGAGGAGGGGGAGCTGTTTTACGACCTGCTCTATCCGCTCGCGATGGAAATCAGCGAGCAGCAGCAGCTGTTCGAGTATGGTTTCTTGCAGCGCTTTCTCCCTTGGGCGGACCGTGAGTTTCTCGATGCAAACGGCGTGTTTTTCGGGCTGCCGCGGCTGGAAGGGGAAACGGATGAACAGTACAGAGCGCGCCTCATCGAGCGGGCGCGAACGGAAGAAGGCGACGGGCGGCGGATAGACTATGAGCGCTGGGCGCGGGACGTGGAAGGCGTCGGCGGAGCGAAAGCGATCGAGAAAGCCCGCCATGATTTGTCCATCGACGTGTACATTACCGACTTGAACGGACAGCCTGCCACAGCCGAATTGGCACAGCAAGTGCGGGAAAAACTGGAGGAGAAGCGACGCGCGCTGCACGACTTGCAGGTGTGGCCGGCTAATATCTTCCCGGTAACGGTTTCGGCCCGCCTGGTATTGCGGGCCGATGCCGTTTGGGAAGCCGTCCGGGAAGAGATCGCGAATCGCATCAAAGCCTATCTCAAAGAGCGTTCCGAAATCATCTACCAGGTGATCGGATCGCTTTTTTTCGTGGATGGTGTGGTAGACTTTACGGACTACACGCTCAACGGCGGCCAAGCGAATCTAACGGTGCCTGATGACGCGGTGGCAACCCTGGAATTGGTGGTGAAGACATGATCCCAGAGCGCTATCGGCAGATGCTGCCTCCCTATTGGTACGAAAACACGGTCGCGGAGTATCACTTCGCCGGAGCTGGAGACGAAGTGGACTCATTCTCCCGGCAGCGTGAAGACGTCTTGAAACAGTTCAATTCGTGGTCCGCTACGTGGGGGCTGGACATCTGGGACTGGATCTACTTCGGTCGGACGCAGGCACTGCCCCTCGAGGAGCGGCGCAAAAACATCCAGCGGCAGCACTGGGCGAAGCTCGGGTTTACGCCGAACGTTTTGCGGGCGATTGGCCTGAGCGCCTCTACGCTGAAAAACGTGAAGATGGTGGAGGACTTTCTCGGGAAGGTCATTCACTACGTTTACCCGATTGAAGATCAGTTTGACACAAAGCACGCCGTCCAGTCGGTGGAACGGATTCGGCCGGTTCACTGTAACGGCGTCTCTTTTGAGCCGGTAAGCGGTGATCTCCTGCAGTTTGTTGACAATGTAGTGGTTGGCGTGAAGGAGTACCACATCGTCCAAGAGTTTCGCGTCGGAATGACGCCGATTAAACACCACGAGGAGGTGTTGGTATGATGCACAAAGATTACCTCACACTGGCTCGTAATGACCTCCTCTCGCGGTTGCACGGTGGCAGCATCTTGATTAATGATTCCGTGTCGGTACCGGTTCACAGTGCGGCGATCTCGTCCCATCCAATCATTGGATTCCAGGGCGCGATCGCCTTGCAGGTGCAGGCAACACACGTTTCGGTTCCGGTGATCCGCAACCTGAAACTGCTGACGTCGGATGGTGTGATCGTCGCCGAAAAGACAGCGCAGATCGCCATGAACGGGGCGCAGTTTTTGACCTTGACCTTCGTTGTACAAGTGAAAGGAGGAGAGTAGATGCCGTACCAAGCAAAGACCGATTGGCGATACGATGACCCGGTTACAGAACATGACATCAACCGCTGGGAGCAGGGCATCGCTGATGCGCACGCCCAGCTCGCCCAGCTCGCCACGGACGTATCAAATCTGAGGACCCGCGTCTACACGTTGGAAGG